TAATGAAGCTAAAGGATCTAGTAAGGTACTTAAAATGATAAACCATGGGAGGAAGAAGAAACTACTTAGTGAGCATTGGAGTAATGTAGTAACATCATTATCTGCAGCACTTGAAGATATTCCAGAACTTGAAGTAAAAATTAATGATTATATAGAGTCAATAACTGGAGAGAAACCTAAAAGTGATTATCCTCAAAACATACTAGAAGAAGAATTTAATACAGGTAAATCTTCTACGGAATAAGTTCCGTTTATATTATAATAAGAATTCCCTTAAGATGTAGTTATGAACATTTTAAGGGAGTTTTTTTATGGGAAAACAACAAGTTAAAGAATTAATCAGAATACATTTATTTAAGCCTGGTACTTTCGTTTCTGCAAGTGGCCAGCCTGTAAGTTTTACTGAAGACAATTTAAAAGAGATTGTAAGCTCTTATTCAAAAAACGATGAGGCTCCACTTTGTTTAGGTCATCAAGCAAATGATCGTCCTGCTTATGGCTGGGTGGACAAACTAGAGAAAACAGCAAAAGGCGTTGATGCTGTAGTTCGTGTTACTAAACAAGTAAAAGATGCTATCGCCGATGAGCTATACAAAAAAGTTTCAGGTAGTTTATATCTTCCACAAACAAAAAATAATCCAGTACCAGGTAAGCTTTATTTAAAACATATTGCCTTATTGGGAGCGGCAGCACCTGCAATCAAATCGTTAGAGCCGATTGCATTAAGTGATGTTGAAGATGGCTTTATTGAGTTTAGTGAAGATTTTAACGCAAAACAAGAAGAAAGGGAGGTAGAAATGCCAACAGACGATAAAACAGTAGAGAAAACATCTCAAGAAGCTGCAAAACAAGAAGTTAAGTCTGAAGAGGTTAAAGAAACTTCAACAGATGCAGTTAAAGAAGATGATCAAGCTACTAAAAATGCAGATGAAACAGCAAGAATTGCTAAAGAATCAGCAGAATTAGAAAAGAAACAGGCTGAGTTTGCAGAGCAACAAAAGCAAGCAAAATCAAAAGAAATTAACGAATTTGCAAATGATGCAGTAGCAAAAGGCCATATCAAGCAAGATCTTAAACAGGATGTTAAAGACTTTATGGAAAGTTTAGATGCGACAGCAACCCTAGATTTTTCTGATGATAAAAAAGAAACACAAATGGACTTTTTCAAAAAGTTTGTAGCAAGTCAAAAAACTACAGCAAACTTTTCAGAAGTAGCATCAGGCGATGCAGCACCACTTGATTTTAATGATCCGTCTCAGGTTTGTGATGCAATTATGCAGGCTCAAGCAGATGCTGCAAAACAAGGTATCAAATTAACAGAAGCAGAAGCTTTATCAAAAATTAAAGGAGAGTAATAATGTCTATTCATTCACATAAGCCAGCAGCAGATATTGAAGCAGCAAGATTTGTAGCTTTAAATGCCGATGGAACAGTGCAAACAGCAGGTGCAACAATTGCTCCATATGGTGTTAACGGTTTAAAAGCAACAGCTGGAGATATCACAGATGTAACAACATCAGGTAGTGGTATGGTTGAAGCAGGTGATGCAATTTCAGCAGGTAATGAAATTAAATCTGATGCAAATGGTAAAGCTATTAAGTGCACAGCAAGTGAACATTCGTTTATTTTTGCTCAAGAGTCTGCTGTTGCAGGTGAGCACTTAAGATACACTAAATAAACAGCTTTAATTAAAATTTAATAAAAAATAAGGGATAAATAAAATGCCACAATCAAATACACCAGTTAATGCTGAACTATCAGGCCTAGTAATGGCTTATAGACCTAAAGATATGATTGCTGATATTGTTGCACCTAGAGTTCAATTTTCACAAACAGAAGTAAAATATATTAAAAATACTTTAGGTGAAAACTTCAGAGTTCAGGATACACAAGTAGGTCGTAACGGTGAAGTTAAAAAACTAGAATTCTCAGGTGAAACTTTACCATTAATTATTAATGATCATGGTTTAGATTCAGTTGTACCCGTATCAGATATTGAAAAAACTAAAAATGTTAAAGGTTATAACCCAATTAACAATGCTGCTTTAAGTCTAAAAAACGTACTAGATTTATCAAGAGAGTCTAGAGTTGCAGCAATGTATAACGATGAGTCTAACTATCATGCAGATAATGTTATTACATTAACATCAGGTGATAAATTCACAGATACAACATCAAACCCTGTTAATACAATTAGAGACGCATTTACAAAAATGTTAATGCAGCCAAATATTGGTACATTTTCACCTAGAACATTTGAAGCTATTAGAAAAAATCCAGCTGTAGTTGAAGCTGTATATGGCAAAAACTCTGGTGGTTTAGTATCTAAAGAACAATTAGCAGAAATCCTAGACCTAGAAAAAGTTGTTATTGGTAAAACTTTTGTAAACACATCGAAGCCTGGCGTTGCACCAGCTATGACAACAGCTTGGGGCGATAATGTTATCTTTGCTTATGTTGAAGAGCGTCCAAGTCAAGGCGGTGAGCAGCCAACATTTGCAATGTCTCCAGCTGTAGGTGCTCCAATGGCTGATTCTTGGTTTGATAGAGAAAAAGGCGGTATTAAAGGTGGTCATGTTGTTAGAACTGCAGATCAAGTAGCTGAAGTTGTTACATGTCCAGAATTAGGCCTAATGTTAAAAAATGTACTTTAAACGGTAAGTTTAAACAGTATTTAAAATACGAATAAAGCAAAGGAAAAATATATTATGGCTAATACTAAAAAAGCTGAAACTCCTGAAGTAACAGCAACAACTGAGAAACTAAAAACTGTAACATTAAAAGCAACGGCTGTTATTAAAGGCATTAGATACTTTAAAGGCGATAAATTAGAAGTTACAGCAGAAAAAGAGGCTGAACTTAAAGAACTAAAACTAATTTAGTTCTTTAGATAAAAAAGTAAAAATAATAATAAGGGTAGTAATTATGTATGAAGATGTAAAAAGTTTTAACAAAATAGAAGAAGATCTTATTGAGCTTATTCCTTTAGGTGATAGCTTTGATGAAGATACTTTAATAGGTTTAATTATTGCTGCTTCAGAAGAAATAGACAACTATTTAAGAAGCCAGTATAAAACTCCATTAAACCCAGTTCCAACAACTGTTAAAAGATTTTGCTACAACATAACTAAATACTACCTTTATTCAGATCATGCTAGGGTTATTCCTGAAGAAATTGAAGTTTTATACAAATCAACAATATCTAGTTTAAAAAGTATTTCTAAAGGTATTTCTCAATTAGCAGGCTTAGATAATAATAAACCTGCAGAAATAGCAGATTCTAAAGCTATTAAATACCCATCGCGTTTTAATAATTTAGGATATTTTAATCAATGAAACAAGTTTTTGAAAAGTTAAATAAAGCAATTTTAAATGAAGTTAAAGAATTTGTTAAAAAAGCCAAAACTTTAGAAGGATCGGCTTATGATGAAAACCTATTAGTTAAGTTACCAGCTATATTATTAAGAAAAGATAGCGTAACGCTAGATGGAAAAGAGCATTTAAAAGTTAAAGTATCATTATTATTAATTAGCCAAATTGGTAAAGGTAAGCACACAGCACGGTTTAAAGAGCAAAGCCCAATTATAGAAGCCATTATGTATAAACTGCGTAATAAATGGCTAGAGTGCTCAGAAGGTGACTTAGGAAGAATTAAGTTTATAAATTCTAGAAACTTATATGCTCCAAAAGAAAAACCAGAGTTATTACAAGATGTTTTAGAACTTGAAATAATTCAAGTGCCTTACCCAACTGATTATGATGAATCAGAGCTAAACGAATTTAAAGAGATTCAACAGGAAATAGCAGTAGATGGCTATAAAACAACAAAACAGGAGAAGCTAAATGATTAAGCTGATTAACGTAAAACCTAAAAAAGGAATGCTAGTTTATGATTTAAACGCCAAAGTTATTCCAGAAAAAGGCTTGCAGGTAGAAGACTGTAAGTATTACAGAAAACATATTAAAGATGGTTCTTTAATTGTTGTAACTAAAAAAGTAAAGGGAGCTAAGTAATGTCAGAATTTCAAAACATTCCAGCAAGTTTAGATGTACCAGGTACTTTTGTTGAAACAGAATATGTTGCTAATGGTATTCAACAAAATGATGCTGTTAATTTAATTATTGGCCAAAAGCTAGAAGCAGGAACAGCTGAACGCCTAAAACCTTATACAATTACAGCAGATGGTCAAGCTGAAAAGCTAACAGGTTATGGTTCTCAGTTAGCAAGCTTAATTAACGGTTTTAGAAATGCAAATAAACTGCAAGAGCTTGTATTTGTAGCTCTAGATGATAATGCAGAAGGTGCAGCAGCAATTGGCTCAATTGAATTTACAGCTAAGGCTACTAAGGTTGGTATATTAAACTTTTATATTGGTGGTGCAAGAGTGCAAGTAGGCGTTAACGATGCTACAGAAACAACAGCAATTGCAACAAAATTAAAAGCAGCTATTGATGACGAGCCAAACTTACCAGTTACAGCAACAGTTTCAGCTTCAAAAGTAACATTAACAGCTAAACATAAAGGTGAATGGACTAATAAAATTAACTTAGATGTTAACTTAACTACAGGTGATTTTACTCCTGAAGGTCTTAAATTTACTATTACAGCTATGCAAAACGGAGCAGGAAACCCAGATTTACAAGATGCATTGGATGTTTTAGGGGATGTTCAATATCACAATATTGCAAACCCATACACAGATAAAGCAAATATGGATATATTCGCTCTACACTTACAAAACTTAGATCTGCCAATGGTTCGTAAAGAATCAATCGGCTATACAGCATTTATTGGTAATCACGGACAATATACAACATTTGCAGATGGTTTAAACTCACCATATATCACATGTTCAGCACCAGGGCTAGTACCAAACTTAGAAGCAGATGTTCTAGGTAAATATATGGGGCATTTAGCATATGGTAGAGCAATTGACCCAGCAAGAGGTTTTGAAGGCTTACTATTACAAGGTATTAAAGCACCAAAACAAGCAGATCAGTTTGATATTAACCAAAGAGATTTACTTTTAAAAGCAGGACTTTCAACTTGTACAAATAATTTTAGTGGCCAAGTTTTAATTGAACGAGCTATGACAATGAAGACTAAAGATAATGACGGTAATAAAGATGCATCTCAAAAAACTATCAATATTATGATGACTTCTTTTGCTATTACCAGCGAGATTATTAAAACAGTTCGTCAAAAGTTCCAAAATAAAAAACTAAAGCAAGAGGGCGGCATTACTCCTCCAAATACAATAACACCAAAAATTTATGAAGCCGAAATGATCTCTTTATTTGATAAGTTTGAGCGTTTAGGATGGGTTCAAAACTCACAAGAATTTATTAAAAACTTAGTTGCAACGATCGATCCTAACGATCCATGCAGAATAAATTCAAAAATGTTATTTGATACTGTTAAGCAGCTGGTTGTTGTTGCTAACAAAAACATCATCCATTAAAGATTCTTTAAGTTGTGTTTTGCCTTTTAAAGTCGTTATGTACTATTTGTACACTGTCTTTATTAAAAAAGTAAAACACACTCTTAAATAATTCTTTAAATAAAATAAAGAGAAATAAATGCAAAATCTCATCATAATTAATTAAGTTAAACGCATTCTTAAATAGTTATTTAAATATAAAAACAAAAGGAAAATAAAATGGTAGATAGAATTATAAATGATGCTGAGCTGTTTATTGATGGTACAAAACTACCTTCAGAAGGCAAGTTTGAAGTTAGCTTTAAACATGGTCAACGAGAATTTTTACAAGATAATAAAGAAATTCACGGTTTTACAGAAAAAACGGAGTTTCCATTTATTAAAGGTAAAGTAGTTTTTAAATCAAAATCAGTATTTGATATGGTTGAGCAAGCAACAGATTCAACAGTAGCACTAAAAGGTGACAACGGTAAAACTTATGTGCTTAAAGGTGCTTTTAGAAATGGCTCAATGGGTTCAGTTTCTATTGGCGAAGGTGCAGCATATGATGTTGAATTTAGAGGATCAGAGCTAACAGAAAGTTAATATTATGCAAGTAGAATTAAAAAAAGGTTTCAGAAGAACTGTTAATGGTGAAGATGTTTACATTAAAGATGTTGAACTAAAACGCCTAAGTTACGGTGAAATGCTAGATATTCAGGCTAAATCTGAAAAGTTTGTAAGAACAGACTCAGGAGCTTCAATGCTAGTAATTTCTGAAACTCTATTAGCTAGAAATTCTCTAGTTGCTCAAATTAAAAGAATTGGCGAGGATTGTGCACCGTTTAATCATTCTATTTTAGATGATTTAGATGAAGAAGATGGCAACTTGCTAATGGATCTTTCAGCAAGAATTGCAGTTTCTGAAGCAGCAGAAGAGATGGGAAAGGCCTAAACTCATTACTAAACTCTTTAGATGAGCTAGTGATGGGGTATTTAATAAAAAATGGTTACTCATTTTCAGATTTTAAACAAATGACAGTAAAACAAATATTTAAAGTTACAAAATATACGTTAAAGGACTAATTCAATGGCAGATTATACAGCTTCAGTTAAAGTAAAATTGCAAGATCAGTTTTCGCGTTCTGCTAAAGCTGTTGCTAAATCTGCCAATAGAGTTAATAGGTCTGCTGTTACTGCTTTAAATAAAACTAAAAGAGTAGGTCAGGCAACTGTTAGAACATTTGATAAAGTTCGTAAATCATCAGATAAAGCAACTAAAAGCTTAAAGAAAATGCGTTCTTTAAGAATGCCAGGAGGAGTATTAGGCGGTTTAGCATCCACGGTTGCAGTGGGGGCTGAAGTTCGCAGAATTGCTACTTTAGAAGAGCGTTACGGGCGTTTAGGTATTCAAGCTGAAATTACAGATGAAAAAGTAGCTAAAATGAGAAGTAGTTTAGAAACAGCTGCTAGAAATATCAAGCTAGATCCAAAAGAAATGCTTAGTGGCGTTGAACAAATTGTTGAAAAAACAGGTGATTTGGATTTTGCTATAGCAAACTTTCAAAACCTTGGTTTAGCAATGCAGGCAACTGGTTCTACAGGGTTTGATATTGGAGCAACATTAGCAGAATTTCAAAAAATGGGCATAACAGATCCTGAAGTAATTAAAAGAATGATAGATACTTTAATTTTACAAGGTAAAGAGGGGGCTTTTACTCTTCAAGAGTTTGCATCACAATCTTCTAAATTGTTTCCCTCTATTGCTGCATATGGTTTTAAAGGTGAAAAAGCAATTGAACAGTTAGGCTCTATAGCTCAGGTTGCTAGAAAAAGTACAGGTTCTGCAGATGAAGCAACAACGTCAATAAACTCATTATTAAAAACCTTATCAGTAAAAGAAGATGAACTTAATGGAGATGGCATTAAAACAAAAAATGAAGATGGTTCTGTAAGAGATGTGACAGCTGTTGTAAGAGATTTGATTAGACAAAAAAATGGTAATACTGGTAAATTAAATGAATTTCTAGGAGATGAAGGTTACAAAGCTATCAAGTTCTTAATTGATGAGTATAAGACTAAAGGTACTTTTTCTGAATATGACAAATATGAGTCTATTAAAGGGGATGGTAGCAAGTTGATGTTTGATGCTAATAGGGCTACTAAGTTTTCTAATGCAACATATCAAGATTTAGTTAATAAAAAAGATGAAGCTTCAGACTTTGTGTTAAAACCAGCAATGGAAGAGGCTAATAGTTTCTTAAATGCAGCTAAAGAAAGATTGGATACTTTTCTATTTGCAAAGAATTTAGTTGATTTAATAAAAGCCAAAAAAGAAGATAAAACTAAAGATGAAGTAAGCTCATTAGAAAAACGAGTTATTAATCAATTAAATAAACAACAAATTGAAATAAAACTAAAAAAATCACCAGATTTAAAAGTAGATAAAGTTACGACTGCATCTAGTAATATTGGTATAATTGTGGAGGATATCTAATGACAGAACAATTTGATACATCACAACTATACAAAGCTAGCTTTGCAGATGTAAAGTTTTATGTTGAAAAGCAGCAAGAAACTCAAACAATGAAAATTGTTAAACATAAGCTTCTAGGTATTGAAGGCCTTGTTATTAAACACCTAGGCTTAGGCGAAAAAACTGTAAAAGTGCCAGCTTATGTAGTTGGTGCAGATTATTTAGCACAAAAAAAGCAGCTAGAAGAAGCTTTTGCGACTCAGCAAGTTTCAAAGCTAGTTTTACCGTTTGATTTTACTGAAGATGCAGTTTGTGAAAGTGTAGAAATAGTGCAAGAGTTTGCAAAACTTGGAGCAGCCTTTCTAGAAATTTCATTTGTAATTGGTAAAGAAGCAAAGTCTCTACAAGTAGAGTTTGATAATTCTTTTGATTTTTCTTTAGATTCTGAAAAAGTTAAAGAACAAAACCTTGCAAAATTTATTAAAAACTTTACTGTTACAGGCTTTGATTCAAAAGAAATTAAAGAACTAAATGATAAGTTAAATGAAATAAAAGGAGTTTCAAATCAAGCAGGTAACTTTGATTTTATAAGCTTATTTTCTCAACAAACTAACTTTGCTGAAAATATACTATCATTTGCTGCAAGCTTTAAAGATCAAGACTATTCAGCATCAACTGATAAGGTTTCAGCCCAGTTAAATAATATTACAGATTTAGCAAAAACAGAAAACATTGTTAATGATTCTAAAAAAGTAGAATCTGTTAAATCATATGATGATGCGAAGAATCTGCAAGATGAAATTATCAAAAATGTTGATGAGCAGTTAGATTATTTGGAAAAAACTAATCAAATTAGTTTATCTGATGATGGTATGTATTTAGTTTTAAAAGGCTTTAAAGAAGTATTTATTAACTATAATAATCAGCTATCAATCAACTTGCCAAATTTAACTAAATACAGCAATAAAATTGTGAGACCAACAGTGCTTGTTGCTTATGATATTGCTGACGGTAATGTTGAAAAACTAGAACAAATTGAAGCTGATATTATTGCAAGAAATAATATTAAACAAATTTCATTAGTTCCAGAAAAAGACCTGGAGGTGTTAAATGTCTGATCTAATATTGCAAATAGCAAATAAAAAAGTAAAAGGTTGGAAAACTGCCAATATTAGGAGTTCTATTTACGGCATTGCATCAAGCTTTTCATTATCAATTGTTGCATCAGATGATGAAGATATTTCAATTCTAGAAGGTAGTGAGTGCACAATTATTTATAAAAATAGAATAATGCTAACAGGCTATATTGAAAAACTGAGAATTTCAGAACAAGAAGAAGGCAATGAAATAACAGTAGAAGGCCGCTCTAAACTTTGTGATTTAATAGATTCATCAGTTCCAAAGCAAAAGCAGTTTAAAGATTTAACAGTAGATCAAATTATTCAAAAAGTAGTTGCTCAATTTGGTATTAAAGTAATGTTTAAACATAGTTTAAATCCTAAGTTAAAACAGTTTACTATTGAATCAGGGGAAACAGCTTTTTCAGTTATTGAAAGGCTTGCCAAAGCATCAGCTAGTTTAATTTTAGGCAGAACAGATGGTTCTTTAATGGTGATTGATAATAACTTTTACATTAACCCTAATGTTTTAGCCGTTGGTAGTAATTTAATAGATACTACTATAACTCAAGATTTAAGCAGAGTTTTTCATGAATATAAAGCTGTTAGTCAAAAAGTTAGTTTAGCAGGTGATAGTAACGAAACATACTCAGCAACAGATAGCAGCATTAGATCTACAAGAACTACAGAACTAATACCAAGCAATGGTGAAAATGTTGAAAACTTGGTTGAATACACTGCTAAAGTTAGAAAGGCCAAATCATTAAGTGTTGATTGTTCTGTAATAGATTGGGACTATTCAATCGCTGATAAAGTTAAGTTTATCTCTAAGTATTTTTCAGATACTCTAATCGTAACAGATGCTGAACAAGACTTCACAATTGAGAAAGGGTTTACTTCAAGATTAAGCCTAAGCCGAGAAGAAAGTTTACTAGTTAAAAAAGAAGATATTAATGCAAAAAAGGGAGGTTTATTATAATGTTTGATATTTTAAGACAACACCTAAAAATTATAAATAATAAGCTTCAAAACTTAGTGTCTATCGGTACTTTAAATATGCTTAAAGGTAGTGAAGCTCAAGTTAGTTCTTTAAATGGATCTGTTAGAGATGCTGTAACTCATTTTCAAAACTTCGGTTTTAGAAGTAAGCCTCCTGCAGGTAGTAAGGGTGTAAAACTTAATGTTTTAGCTAATGGAACCAACAGCATTATTATTTGTCTTGATAATATCAAATATCATTTTACAGCATTAAAAGATGGTGAGGCAATTATGGAGGTTCAAGAAGGCTGTAAAATCCATTTAAAGGCAGATAAAACAATAGATATTGCAAGCCCTTCAGTAAATATTACAGGCAATTTAATTGTAAGTGGAAATATCACAGATGCATCAGGCACAAGCCTAGCAGATCTAAGAAATACTTATAATACTCACACTAACCCAAATGGTGGTGTAGTAGCTCAAAAAGTAGGGGGTGAATAATGGATTTTAAAAAAGTAATGAATGGCTCTATTTCTGACTTTAATCTTGAAAATGGTGATATTGCCACAAGCGATGGTCTAGAAGAAGCAATCTTAAATAGCTTGTATACCGATGCCAGGGCAGATGGTCAAAACGGCTGGTGGGGTGATGCTTATAACAAAGGCCAGCCAATGGGCAGCAAACTATGGACTTTAAGAAACGCTAAAGCAACTCTAGAAACTAAAAATCTAGCAAAACAGTACTGCTTAGAGGCTTTACAGTGGTTGTTAGATGAAAAAATAGCAAATAAAATAACGGTAAAAACAGAATGGTTTGAAGATTCTAAGCTTTATATTGAAGTTAAGCTTTTCAAAAATAAAGGTCATAAAATGTTTAAATTTAAGGAGGCTTTATAGTGTACAAAACAACAAGCAGACAATTTAGAATAGATCAAGCAAGGTCTGAGCTTCTAACAAATTTAGAAAATGGCAGTAATGCCTTATCAAAAGGTAATATTAACGTTTTAGCAACTGTTATTGGTGGCACAGCCTTTGAGTTAGAGCAGCACATTAAATACGTGGCAGAGCAAACAATGCTATTAACAGCAGAAGATCAGTATTTAGAAGATGTTCACGGTAAGCTTTGGAACGTTCCTAAAAATGGATCAACAAAGTTTGACGCTGATATTGAATTTGCAGGTGTTAATGGTGCAGTTATCCCAGCAAATACAGAACTTCAGAGTGCTACAGGTAACTTGTATTTAACAACTGCAGAAGCTGTTATTGAAAGTTCAAAAGCATTAGTTTCTATTAAGTCTTTAGAGCCAGGATCTGCAAATAATTTAGAGTTAAATAGTGAGCTATCTTTAACTGAGGCAATCGATAATTTAGAAACTACAGCAATTCTAAAAAATATTAAAGTACCAGGACAAGATCAAGAAGCAGAAGACGCTTATAGATTAAGAATTCAACAACACATTAATAATCGCAATAATACTGGTACTTTGGCTGATTATGAGTTATGGGCTAAACAAGTAACAGGTATTGAAAAAGCCTATGCTAAACGTAATATAAACGGAGCAGGAACCGTTGGTATTTATATTGTAACTAAAGACTCTGAATTAAAAA